GCGGCTAATGTGCATTCTGGCAAGTAGGTTCGACCCCGAACTAGACGGATTCAGACCCAGTTTCGAAGAGACAGAGTTACTACAAAGTCCGTTGATCGGAGGAGCCATAGTAGATACATTGCTGACATACGTCGAGATTTCTCTCGACAAACGCGGCAAGATACGCTACACAGTCTCACCGAACGACAATACTTTCGGTAACTTTATCACTTATACTAATGGTTAAGAACTAGCCATTTTCGTTTCTAACGTTGCATCCATCACAAGCGGCGCCGGGTTTCCCCGGCGCCGGCGCATCACTGCGCATGGATAGCAAGGCCACCGTTGCCAGAAGGCTTAAACGCCCCCTGTCAGCAACGCGGCAGCACCGTTACCAGTACCATCGTATAGAATCGTCGTCGAAGCTCCTAAAGAGCCACAAAACGACAACAGATATGCGATGACGTCCGCAGCAACGTTCGAGTTGGCAATTGCCCCAATGGGGTTATCCAACACGACATATGCAGAGGTTGTGATTGGCGTGACGAGGTCAACTCCTGAGACGTGAGTAACGTCAAATCGGATGACACTTCGCCGACGCTTGCCCAACCCAGAACCGGACTCCACATGCTTAATTGTCATGCGGATTGGCAAAGCCGGACTTTCCCCAATTTGGGCAAAGACCGTATTTCGGTCACTGATCGACAGGCGCGTGAATTCTATTTCCGTACCTGACCGATTCTTGACTTCGTTTGTAGTTAGCGTATTGCTTAGCATTTTGTTCTTGTCCTTTTAACGGGGGACACCGAAGTGAGACTGCGATAAAGCAGCTAAGTAGTCACTTTCTACGTTTCGGTAGCCTACGCCGTGCAATCACAAGCGCGGATCCCAGGGTTAACTCTGTAAGAGATACCCCGCTCGATTCAAGCGAGCTAGTTGAGGGCCATTCGATCATCCTCTTATAAGAGGTTTCTCGTACTGCGCCCAACGTGGTCCTTGGCGGATAATAATAGTCGCTTAGTGCCGGTAGTTCTACAGAGGGAGTAAAATTCCTCTCGACTACCGCCCATGGATAAATCCATCGCGACCTCTTATACGACCAAAGGTAACCTCTTATGTTTATACGAGGTTCCAAGTTAAGGGTCTTTCGGTCAGATAGCCAGCGGCTTACGCCGACTAGCCAATCAACAACGAACGACCATGGTATGGCATTCCAGATAATCGCAGGGTTAAGGTTAACCCCAAGACCATCCAGGAGGCCAAGCAGTTGAGCATGCTCAACTTGCCACCTCGAAAACTCAAAGGAGTAATCGAGCTCAGCATGGAACACGGGTTCATCAGACACGACCTTCCGACTTAAGTAAGCACGTTGGTATTGTAAGAAGTTGAGGTTTAAATCCTCAGGCTGCCTTACAAACGTATAAGCGCTACTCGAGTCTTCGATCGTGGCTTCAGCACCGAGACGCCTTGTAAAATGCGTCGTCTGTGGAACCCCCGCCCTATTGACAAGTTTCCTAACTTGCTCTTCAGTACGGGCGATAGCGTTTTTAATCGCTATCACATCGGATATGAGCGGCAGTACATTGAACTGCGCCTGCAGGTAAGCACCTGCGGCTGTAGCTTCGATAGGAACGTCATTGTTGACAATCCGTCTTAGGCTACGATACGCTCTTCGGAACTGCTGCCTCATCGTGAAACCACGCTTCACAGCGAGTTTCGCGGCGTTAGCAGCCGTTTTAGCAACGGACTTGAAGTCCTTTAACTCAATGACTGAGTTAATCAGGCTAAGTTCGGCCTTAATTCCAGGAAGCATTTTGCGTAAAGCTTGTGCCTCCAAAACGGAATAATCAGCCGGACGGGGAAGA